AAGAACTGGTTAGAAGCTAATCAAGGAACGCGGTCACTGACTTGTGGGCATTGTGGAAAGATGTTGATGTTGAAGATTAGGATTGATAAATGGGATTGTATTAAACATCCTTTTTTTCAAGATAGATTGTTGGCAAATGAACATTTGATTAAGTTATATTTAGAAAAGAAAATAACTTCCGATGATGTTGCTAAGATTTTAAATTGTTCTCCACAATATATTGATTGGTTGATTAAAAAATTATGGGTCACAAACCCTTACTATAGAAAAGTCATTCAAGATTTAGGTGTTAGTATAGAAAACGATGCTTCCGATGTTACCAATAATGATGTAGATGTAAAGAATGATGATATATCTACTGAAGTAGTGGTAAAGGAAGAATCAAATAATGATAGAAAAGATTAAGGATGATGAATTAGATGTATATGAATGTTTATTGAATCCTATTTCGTTCATTGAAATACTTATATCAGACATTGACAACATGCAAGCCTTTGACGAAAGGACTAGCAAAGTTAGATTAGGTCAATTTTCAATGTTAAGTTCAGAATACTTAATTGATGAAAACAATCCTTCTTTAACAGCTAAAGAAAATTTTCAATTATTAGATGGTGCCGGAACTATATATAATTATGGTTCTCGTAAGTATGGAAAGTCTGCACTTAGCTTAATATGTGACATGCTTCAATCTTCGGTATTTCTTGAAGGATGGCTAACCGTATATAGTTCTTTCGATGCTTTGCACGTAAGAGCTATTTTAGATAAATTGATTCCTATATTAGAAAATCACTCGTTCTTTAAAATATTTAAACCTCATGTAAAACGTTCACCAACGTATCATATAGATTTGGCAAATGGATTTGTTTTAGAATCGGTAAATGAAAATATTGTAGGTAAGAATCCAGGACATCAGTGGTTTGGTTATCACGTTAAAAAGAGATGGCAGGATGAAGCCAGTAAAGAGACCAACCAAGTAGAAGAAAAAAGAATTGATGCTATTCATGATTTTGGTTGCATAGTACGTTCTTCGGGAATGACTGACTTTACTAAATATTCACCTTCGGGAAAAATATTCAATGATTCGACTAAGAAAAGTTGGATATGCAATTTCCCTCAATATATATCTCCCGAATGGGGAGAAAAAGAAAAAATTAATGCCGTAAAGAAATATGCTGGTGAAAAGTCAACGGGTTATAAAGTTTTTGTTTTAGGTGAAGTAATAGAAGATGGTATTGCTATATTTGATATGCAACGTGTGAGACAGTGCTATGATGATACTAGAATATTAAAGAATATTGAAATAGATAAAAATACATTTGTTCTTTATGAAAGTTTATTAGTAGTAGAAAGACCTAATAATTGTGAGTGTTTGTTTATTGCTGCTGATATAGGTGAAACTGCGGCAACTGAAATAGGTGTTTTTGGTCTAGTCAATGATAAATATAAGTATTTATATAATGTAACTTTACATGGTTTGACCGACAAAGAACAATTTAAGATATTTAAGTTATTAGGTGAAAAGTTAAAAGCTAATTTTATTGCTACTGATTGTGGTGACGGTACTGGACGTAGTATATATCGTTCTTTAGAAGGAGTCTTTGATAAGCAACATTTATTTTGGTATGCCGGTGCCGAAAAGATTCAAGTTGGATTTGAAACCGATGAATATGGCAATACTTTGATGAAAGATGGAAAGCCACAATTCAAAGAAGAATACATGTCCGAATTTTCAATTCAAAGATTGAAAGAATTGTTTTATTCTGCTAAGTTTGATATGCCTCTAGATGATAAGATTGACCAACAGTTAAATAACACTATAAGCATGAAAAGTGGAAATAGAACGGTTTATGCTTGTGTTAATAGAAATAACGAAGACCATGCTCTATCTATGTTGAGAGTTTTTGCTATGTGCGAATGGGCAAATGCTTTTAATATTCTTAAACCTATCAATAAAAAGAAATTTTCTAAGACCGGCGTTTAATATAATATTATGCAGATTCCAGCAATGACACAATCTTTATCTTGGTTAAATAGCATGTTGACGATGTTTACACAAGATGAGATTGTTATTCCAACTAAATATAGAGAGCAAGTCTTAGAAACAAAATCTTTGTTAGATACACAAGATTGCAGTGGTCTAGTAAATTCTATTTTAGATTTTGGAATGAAAGAAGCTTCAAATTGTGATTTGGTCATTGAAACCGATAATAAAGGTTTGAATAAGACTTTAAATACTTGGCTAAAAAATATAAATGAATCTTTACGTGGTGAAATACCCGTTGGATATAAAGCTTTAGCAAAAGAATATAATAGAGAAAGATATAAAGGTTCTTCCTTATTGTTGTTAAGGACTTTGTGGAAAGAAAAAGATGGTTGGATTCTTCCAACTAAGATGTGGTTTGTTAATGGTGAAGATATAATTGATGCCGATGAATTAAATAAAGATTCGGATGCTAGTGAAAAGGTAAAGACATTAAATATAAAAAACTATGCTATACGTTTAAATAAACGTAAAGCTTTAATTTTAAATAATGGTGGAAACGAAAAGTTATTTGTTCAAAGACCTTATGGTTCTTGGGGAGATTTTTATACTACTCCGTTCATTATCCAAAGAGGTATATTTAAGAATTTAAAGTTTTTAGCTTTGTTGATTCAAAAAGGTGAATTTGTTGTTGCTAAAGCAATAGAACTTTTAACGGTATTGAAGAAGGGAACTGAAGGTTTAGCATTAAAAGGTTCTCCTGATTTTATTTATAGTGAAGATGATTTAAAGAAAGTTAAGACCGACCTTAAATCATTTATACAAGAAAAAAATTCTTCTAAAGGTGTTTCGGTATATGCCACTAATTTTGATACTGAGATAGAACATTTGATACCTGACTATGAAAAGGCTTTAAAAGATTCATTATATTCTCCAATAGAAAAAAGAATTTTATGTGGTTTAGGAATGGTTGAGATTATTGATGGTGCTACTACATCAAGAAAAGATGCTGTATTAAATCCTAAACCGTTTGCTTCCGAATTTCAAGGTTCGGCTTTTGATTTTGCTACATTGATAAAAGACGTTGCCGATACTATTCTAGAAAAAAATAAAGATTTACATAGAAATTTTTCTAAAGTTTCAATTCGTGTAAATGCTTCACCGATTAAAGCATTTCTTTCCAATGATGCTAAAGTTTTATTAAGAAGTGCTTATGATAAAGGTTGTTTATCTAAACAGACATTCGTTGAAGTTGTCGGTGAAAGTAATTTTGAAGTAGAAGTAGAAAGACGTAAGAGAGAAAAAGATTCTAAGATTGATGATATTATGTATCCGCCCGTTATTCAAAATATGGAAGCAACTTTAGATAATCTTTCTCCCGATTCAAGAAATCCTGAAGAAATTATAACCGAGGATAAGAAAGGTACTGAGGCTTTAAATTATAAGGGAATGTAAAATGGAGAAATTAATATAATGAATGAAAAAGACTTAGATATTTTTTTAAAGGATTTAACTTTTGGTAGTGAATTTAAGATATTAGAGTATTCTAAAGATAAGGATGAATTGGATAAGATTGCTGCTAAAAGAGGAATAGTTTTACCTGCTACTGACCTTGCCGTATTTAAATGTACTTATGCTTTTGTAGATAAAACAAATAAAAATGGTTGTTCTTTACCTAAAGATGAAGTTATTGCATCATTACCTACATTAGTTGGCAAAGCCGTTGACTTTGACCATGTAAGAGGCGTTGTTGTTGGTTATTGGATAGATGCCGAATTAGTAGATGGTACAATTTATGCTTATGGTGTATTTTTGAAAGGTAATTTTCCTGAAGACTATGGAAAGATTAAAGAATTATTTGATAAAGGTAATTTAGCTATTTCTTTTGAAGCTTACGGAAAAAGAATATTTAAAGAAAATGGTTCTTATGATTTGACTTCAATTGAATTTGCCGGTGGTGCATTGTTGATTAAGACTAAACCCGCATTTGCCGGTGCTGGAGTTACGGAAATGGCAAATCAAAGTGAATTAGTTCTCGAATTTGCTTCAATATTAAAAGAACCTGAAACATATATAAAAAACAAAAAGGCAGGAAATAATAAAAATATGGAAGAAGCCAAGTTTTATTTTTGGGAATCTGAATATATTTCTAGAAATTTAAGTGAAGTGCAATGTCCGTTGTGTGAATCAAAAGGTTGGTATGAAGTTAATGAAGTAAATTATGATGAAAGCAAAATTAAAATGACATGTGGAAATTGTAAAACTAAATTAGAAGCTTCTTTAGTTCCACAAACGGAAGTCATTAAGAAAGGCAAGAAGCCGGAAATGTTGAAAGCTTCGATTGATGGTGAAATAGATTTTAGTTTTATTGAAACATTTGAAGGCAAAGAAGAAAAACTAGATGAATTGATTATTGCTAAGACTTGCCAATTAGATGATGAAGAAAATGAATT